TTGAAATAGCATGACATACCCATTTTTGTGCTGCTGCTTGAAGGTCTACTTTTGCAACCCAATCAATCTCATTTGCAGTTGCTCCGGCATACGGACTATTCTGAATTACATCGTCAACTTCATTGTCGCCAAGATGCCAATGATCCATCCACTCCTTAAATTTGTGGTGATACACCAAAAACTCTGTCCATTTATCACCTAGGTCATCAACAAAAGTCACTTCTTCATTATTCTGAACCTTTTTACGACGCTTATAGTAAAGCATAAAAGCTGGTTCAATGCCACTTGTTGTTTGTGTCAAGCATGAAACAGATCCGGCAGGGGCTGTTGTTGTATTTGCAATATTACGTCTTCCATATTTTTTATAATCTTCTTGACGCTCAGGCAACAAGTTTGAAATAATTCTTTGAAGAAACGGATGATCTTTTTCTTTTTCGTGCATCCAACATGTAAATGCTCCACGTTCTTTTGCCAATTGAATTGAAGACTCGTATGAATTCAAAGCCAACCATTTGTAGATTTCTTCGGTTGTTTTAATCGATTCTGGATCTCCATACTGCTGGTTTAGCATTGCAATACAATCGCCTAAACCTGTTATACCTAATCCTGTTCTTCTACCTACACCTGCCGCTTGTCTTATTTTATGCCATAACCTAAGTTCGGTTTCTTTAACATCATCAGGTTCGGGATCACGACGTATCTTGTCCATGATTTTGTCAATTTGTTCTATTTCTAAATCAATCATATCATCCATTAGACGTTGGGCTTTTTGAACTATATTAGCAAATTTACCCCATTCAAAATAAGCTTCTTGTGTCCAAGCATTTTGTACGAAAGATGTAAGATTAACAAGCATTAAACGACACGAATCATACGGAGAAAGTATAATTTCACCGCAAGGATTAGTAGAAACAGAACCAAATCCTTGTCCTTCATAAACGTCAGAAGGCGTGTTCCTTTTTGCAGTGTCCCAAAATAAAACACCAGGTTCTGCTGATGCATGTGCAGACTCAATTAAAGAATCCCAAACATCTCGAGCAAGTACCTTCTCTTCGATTTCAGGAACACCGCCACCTTCAGCTATACTTTCAACAGGCCATCGAAGCTGATAATGATCACCATGCTTAACCGCATTCATAAACTCATCTGTTACACGAACTGATATATTTGCACCGGTTACCTTTTTAAGATCACGCTTAATTTTAATAAAATCCATAACTTGCGGATGATGAACTGAGATAGACAACATTAAGGCGCCTCGACGACCACCTTGTGCGACCTCACGACATGAGTTTGAAAACCTTTCCATGAATACTTCAATACCATCAGTTGTTTTTGCAGCGTTTGATGTAGTTAAACCTTTTGGACGGATTGTAGAAACATCAAAACCTACACCACCTCGACGCTTCATGATTTGAACTTGTTCTTGATCTGCTGTTAAAATACCTGCGTAGCTATCATAAGGAGCCTGTATTACGAAACAATTGGATAAAGATTGTATCTTTGATTCATTTCCAATACCGCTCATTGGAGAACCTTGAGGAACGATATATTCAAAATTATGCAGCAATCTAAATATTTCTAATTCTGACATTGGATTTGGGTATTTATCCTCAATTCTTGCAAATTCTTTAGCAAGCCTTTTGTGCATGTCTTTTGGTGTTTTTTCTAAATAATTGCCTTCAGCATCTTGCAAGGCATATTTTCCGGCAAACACGCTAGCCGCTAATTCATCTCCGTTAAAGTATTCAAGGCTGGCTTGATACACTTCGTTGTAATCGTACATCTAATTTCTCCAATAAATTTTATTTTCCTGTTATTTCTTTCCACTTAGACTTAAGCATGTCTTTGGTGCCTGTATGCGCGGATTCTACCATGTCCAATACAGAAAGTGAATTAGGATCGTCAATTATTTCAAAATGACTTCTTGCTGTATCAATTCTAATTGGAAATAGAATTCCGTCTTGTCCCGCACGATTTTTTGCAACGAACAGGCGTGCAGCTCCTGTTGCTTTTTCTAATTGTTTGCGTGATATTGAAAGAACAACGTCGGCAACCATAGCTTTTCCATATGCTTCAGACATATTGCCAAGTCCTACAACTTCTTTATCAGAGGCTTCTCTATTTGCTTGCGATGCTGTCCAAATTGGTATTTTTAGTTCCATCGCTAAGTTTCTTAATTCCTCATAAATCAACTTAAGTTCATGACGCAAAGAATCATACTGACGTGTTGACCTCATAATATCCGCATAATCAATTACAATTAATCCAGGTTTAAAGTCTCTCATTGACAATTTTTCTAAATGATTTTTAATAGTCACGATACTTGCTGATCCAGTTGGGTATTCTTTAATTATCAATCGACCGTAATCATTACCTTCATACCTACTCAAAATTTCATCTTTTTTCTCGATCACATCAGTTGAGTTAATACCACAAAGGTGAGAGTCATATCGAACACCTACAGCTGTTTCAGTTAGCTCGAATGTATAATGCAAAACATTTTTGCCTCGCTTCAGAGCTTCAGCACCACAGTGAACCAACCAGTGAGATTTTCCAACTCCTGTTGGTGCTGTTATAACTCCAATTTCACCACGTGCAAGACCTCCATTTAAAACTTCTTTTTTGTCCAATGCATCAAGTCCTGTTGGGCTGCAAATACGAGTTAAACGAGTAAAACGTGCTTCATAATCTTCAAAGAAATCATGACCAATTGTAGCAGGTGTACCTTTAGAAACAGCATCTTTCATGATACTCAAAACCGACTCATAATTTTCTGCTGTGATTGCTTGTACGCAGTCTTCTAAAGCTTGACGTAATACTTGTTTTTTGCAAAAATCAAGAGTTTTTTCTTTAACAAATTCTAAATCACCTTGATTTGGCGAATTTTTAACACGTGAAAGATATTCAATTACTTGCTCACGTAAAACGACGTCATCTCCTGTTGTTAATTCATCTCTAATAATAGAAACAAGAAGCTGCATTGTTGGAAAATTCTTATATTTGTGATAAAAATTAAAATGACGATCACAAAGATAAGATAGATACTTTAATTCAAAGTATTCAGGGGTCATTACTTCAATCATTTGCGCAGACCATGTGTGATCTGTTAACATTGCTTGGAAGATTTTTTCTTGAAACGTTCTTCCATATTTGGAAAAATAACTTTCCACATGGTCGGGGGTCATATTCATATTTTTACCTCAATAATCTATTATAAATTATTTTTGTGTTGTAGACGTCAATGCTATTAATTGCATTTTCATTTAGTAGTTTGTGTATGTTTATATTATTATATGTTTTTTGATGGTTTTCAAGTTTTTGTTCAATCTTATTTACTTGGTAATGTGCCAAATTGTCAACATCTAGATTAATAACTTTAAAATTTCTTTCAATCATATCTTCATTTTCTTTAATTGATTTATATATTTTCTTTTTTGATTTTTCCATTTTAACAGAATTCTCAATAAAAAGTTCAAATCGATTCGAATCAAACTCAGGATTTTGAAATAGATGACCGTATTCTCTAACTAAAGTCTTAAATCCTGCACCTGGAACTCCTGGGATATTATCTGAATTATCACCAACAATTGCCTTTGCCAATGCAAAATTTTGTGGATGTATTCCGAATTTATCAATTACAAACTTTTCATTAACAAATGTCTTGAGTGTAGGTGAATAAATTATCGTCAAATTGTCAAGCAGCTGATAATAATCATGATCAGAGGAAAGGATTACCTTAGGCCTGGATTTAAAACGATATTTACATAGGTATCCAATAACATCATCGGCTTCGGATCCCTCTACATACAACTGTGTGATCGGAAAGTTATCTAGAAATTTGATCAATGTTTTGATTTGATAATTTCTATTTTCCATTGTATCGGGTATATCATCATAATATCGATTCAACTTAACCGGACGAGATTGACGCTTATAATCTTTATACACTGCTTTTTTTCTAATAGAACCGCCACCTTCCCAAATAACATAAACATCTGTGGGATTGCATTTGTCAATTAACTTTGTCATGTTATTGTAAAATCCTACAATGCCACCGACTTGTTCGCCGTTTTTTGACATTGCAGGATTCGCAACATAATGTCTTATAAAAAGATTGTATGCGTCTATTATAAGACATCTATTCATTATCAAACATTTCCTGTTGTAATGCTTCTAATTCTGCTAATGATTCTGTATCGATATCAACGCCGTCAGTTGTTGTCATAACTTTTACCATTGCTTTTTCTACTAACTGATCTAAATAAGGTTTGTAATCCGGATCTTTCATTAGTTCATTAAAAGCTGTTTTTCTAAATTTTTTCTCAATCAAAACTTCACCAGACTCGCAACAAACAACTTGAAAATTCTTCCATTGACCACTTCCTGACACCTTGATTGATTTATTATTAATTATCTCTTCGCCATGCTTTCTTAACAAATCAAAAAGCTCTTCGTGCTCAACAATCCCTTTTCCAAAATGTATTTGAAACTTTGCAACCCGGAAAGGTGGTGCAACCTTATTTTTTATTGTTTTTGCTGATACATTAATACCAATTACATCATCACCATCTTTAATCGGTTGTCCTGCTCCTAATTTAATCCGAATCGAACTATGAAATGGAATTGCCTTACCACCTGGTGTCGTTGTTGGATCACCATACATTACACCTACTTTAGTTCGGATTTGATTAAGGCATATCAAAAGTGAATTAGTTTGCCCAATAACACCTGTTATTTTCCGCATACCTTTTGAAATTGCCCGGGCTTGAAGTCCAATTGATTCTTTGTCATAATCACCCAACAATTCAGCTTTTGGTGAAGTTGCAGCAACAGAATCCCAAATAATTGTAACGGGAACGTCTTTATCAAGAGCTTTTGCTTTTAAGATTGTTTTTTCTGCTATTGACAACACCTCTTCAGTACAATGTGTATCAACATAAACAAAACGAGAAGAAACATCTACCCCTAAAGCACGAAGATTATCAACTGATGTTGCATTTTCTGTGTCGATATAAACAACAATTCCTCCCATTTGTTGGGTCGAACGAGCTAGTTGTGTTGCTATATGGGACTTACCAATTGAGGGAGGTCCAAATATTTCTACAATACGACCTTCAGGTAAACCGCCATCTTTTTGATTGGCACAAATATAATCTAACATTTGACTACCAGTACTGATCCAACGTTTAACATGGGTTGGGCTATCATCAACTGCAAGATTATAAGCTACTCTTGCTCCTTTTTCTTTATTGAGAGACTTAATTAAGTCTTTAGTAAAATCATCACTTGGCATGTATTCTCCTTTATCTATTAACATAAAGAATTATACATTATTCCGGAATAATTTTCAATATAAAAATTTTAAACTTTTCCGTCTAAGGGTTTCATCAAGTTCTGATCGATCCACATTATAATAATCTGAAGATTGTGAATCTACAACTCTAGAAAGTTTAGTTTTTCCAGAAACATCTAGCCCGCTTAAGAAAGTATTCCAGAGGCCTCCTGTTAATTTTACCCACCAATCAGCCTTCATTAATTTTTCAGGAGATATAAGCGTTTTAATAACGCTGTCTGCATTTTCTGCAGTAACTTTTGCTGCTACTTGACCTACTTCTTCAGTTATTTCACCTACTGTTTGTGTTGTTATATCGTCAGCAAGTTTAAGTGATGCTTCTTCTGCTTCTTTTGCAGCTGTTCTTGAAAATGATGCTTTTAAAGTTCTTCTTTCCAAAACTTTTGCTTGTCGGCCTAAATTATTATTCATTTTACCAAAAATAGATTTAAAAATACCTTTATCAGACAATTGTTTGGCAATATCTCCTGTCATTTCTCTTGCATATACTTTACCATTTTTTGCTACTGCCCTCACCATAATTTTACCTTCTTCTTCTACTATTTCTTTAATTACAACTTTAGATCCGCCTTTCGTAACGGCTTGACCAGTTATCTTTAAATTCCCAAAATTTATAGTTTTTGCTGCTGATGGTAATTCTTTAATCGCAGATGATATACTTGTTTTTGATATAACAGCAATATCTTGTGCTGTTTGAAATAGTCCTTTATATATTTTTGTTACACTTGCGTATGTTGACTTATTTTTTATTCCAACCCCTGCTAATTTTTCTCCTGCCTTAAATATTTCTCTTTGTACTAATTCAATTGCATCACCACTAGCGTTTTTTCCTATACTGGCAGCTTCTTGACTCATTTTTGACATTACTACATCAAACTCACCAAGAAGTTTTTCTCCAGCTTTGTGAATTCCTTTGGCACCTTTTTTTCCTTTTGTTGTGGCTTTTGCTGCTGTTTCGAAAGCTTCATCTAAATAACCTAATTGACGTGCTGCGGCCGCTAGCTCATCACTTTCTTTTGCTAAAGCTTCTAAAGTTTCTTGTGCTGCCTTTTTTTCAGCTTGGGTAGTGGCTGCTGCAATTGTTGTCAATACACCAGTACCTACTTCATCAACACCTTCTTTTACAGCTACTTCTGAAACTTCTGCAATTGTTTTTGTATTCTTAATAATTATATCTCTTACTTTAGGTAAGACTTCTAATAAATTATCAACTACACTACTTATTTTAGGCCCGATAACAGGTATTTTTCCTAAATATTTTGTTGCTGCACCTTCTTTCATTCCCCTTAATAAATCTATGGCATGATCTAAATATTTCGCCCCGTTAGAAGCAATTTCAGCTCCTTTCTTAAGCGTTTGATTATTTGTGATAATTTGTTCCCCAACTTCTTTCATAGCGTTTACTGTTCCTTGTTCAACTACCTCCTTAGCCCCTTGTTCTACTGCTTCTTTACCAAATTTTGCAACCACATTAGAAACGACAGAAACACCTCCTGTTTTAACTGCTAATATACCTTTACCTAGTACGCCTATAAAGCCTTTAAAGAAATCAAATACCTTTTTTGCTGCTGCAGCAAAAGCTGCTCCAACTCTTGGAAAGACAGCAGCAGCTGCAAATAAAACTGATATTCCCTGTATGAATATTTCCAAACCATCTTCAGCTCTAACTGCTTGATATAACTTATATCCATAATACAATAATCCTGCTATAGCAATGCCACTACCTGCTATTTCAAAACCCGGCAAAGGAATTAATCCTAACATTGGACCGAAACCAAAAAGCATATCTAATGCAAAGTCTGATACCTCATGAAGTCTAATTTTTTGACCTTTAAGCTCTATATCATTGCTTAATACTTGACTTACTTTATGCTTAGAATTGGTTAACTGACCTGAGTATACTTGCTCTCTTAATATTCTTGCAGCATATTTAACTTCATTTAAGTTTTCCTGCGCAAAATTAATAATTTCTTTTATATCTTCTTTTGGCGCAAAATCAAATATAGACAGGCTAGTTATTCCTTTTTCATATCTTTCTTCTATTACTTTTTGCGCAAGATTGTGTCTTGCTTCAGTCAACATCTTTCTTTTTATTTGTTCTCTTAATAAACGTCTATCGATACTATTTGCAGTGATATTATTCATTTATTCCTCTTTTTTAGTAATCTATCACTACATAAATATAAAAATGGGGAAGCATTTTCATACTTCCCCGAAAAAAGATTAATCTTTTATTGATTGTTTATTTATGACATCAAGTCTGCGAATGCATCGTCTAAGTCATTATAAGATTTTCCGCTTCCACCGCCTGATTTAGGTGTATCATCATCGTTAGAAGTATTACTTCCAAACTTTTCAGTACCTTCATCATCTTCGTTGTCGCCATTGAGCCAGTCATTTACAATTTTACTAAGTTCATCGTAAGACTTTGTTTTAAATATACCTTTAATGTCAGGAATATTAGTCATCCATTCCTTTGCTTTTGATGTATCATCAGATAGTTTTGTTGATCGTCCACGAGGAAGAATTTCTGTTTTTGCCCATTGTTGACCGGGTGGTTTAGAACAAATTACTTTAATATCACGACCTGATTTGGGGTCAGTGATATCTCCGTAATCTTCGTCAAGCATAATACCAAGAAGTTTTTGATAAACAAGCTTTCCAAAACCCCAAAGCTGTACGCCTTTATCTTCTTCGCCTCTTACAACTACTGCAGCATAAACTCGCATTTTAGGATACAATTTCTTTGCCATTTCATAGCTTTCTTTTGTACCTTCATCACGAAGTTTGTTAATTAATTCTTGAACTGGATCTCTTTCACCAAATTGAGATGGTGCCAAAAGACCACGTTGCCCAGGAATATTGTAATAAAACATCAACTCTTTAAAGGGTTGACCGTCATTATCTGGAAAACTCATAAGACGAACATTATATTCTTCATCTGGTTGTGGTTTCCACATTACATTTTGTGATTTATTGTTTCCGCTGAGTCGTTCTAGTTTGCGCTTGATAGCTTCAAAATCAATAGCCATGATTTTTCTCCGTTTTAATGTTTAATTTGCAATTGTTAATGTTTAATTTTTAATTTTTAATTGCTTAGCAATTATATAGTGTGTGTGTGTAAGGTACAAAATTATTTTAATCTATTTGAAGTTTTTTGATGATAAGCTTCCAATATTCTCATTCTTTCAATTTGTTCTTTTTGAAGATATTCTGCTGATGATATATTTTTTCTTTTTTCGTCACCAAATGGACCGGTTGCACCAGCAACAGCCACAGATCCTGAAAACTCTTCTAAATTAACTTCTTCATATGATTCTTCTTCAACTTCTTCTGACTCAACTTCAGATATATTTTCTAAAGTTTCTAATAATGAATATTTGTTTTCTTTTTTAACTCTAGCATTTAAAATTTCTTTTATCATGTCATCCTCTTGCTCTAATAATTCTTCTTCTTCTAAACCGGCTTCTTCATTTGAATTAGCCACAACTTGCATTCTTCTGCTATTTGAAGTGTCAGCATTTCCTATAAATTGTCCATTATAGCCAATTGGAAATTTAGTTGACGTTCCTGGGTATTCTGCAGGTGATCTGCCTACGTTTAAATTTAATTCTTTTAATTTTTTCATAATATTAATTATCTCCTAAACTCTTAATTGATACTGGGATTTCTATATTTGATATTGACTCTTTTATTGTACTAATATCTATTTTTTGATAATCAGAAACAATAATCGCGTCATGAATTACTCCG